AACAGATATTGTTGCTGAGTACAATAATAAAATGTGGCGCGTACAGGTAAAGTCAAGTGCGCTGAAGGGAAAAAGAAGCGTACATGACAAAAATAAATCGTATCAATTTTCGGTTTCAAAAGGTGGCAAAAAGACACCTTTTACAACCAATGACTGCGACATCGTTGCGTTGGTCGCGATAGACAGAGAGCAGATTGTATTCATCCCCATCAATAAACTGGTAAACCAAACCACAAAAAGAATGCCAAAAGAAAAATTCAGTGAGCATTCTGGAATGCACACATGGATGGATTGCATGAAATACTTTGACAACCTTTAGTTGTCATTCGCCCCCTCAGGGTCAGGGGTGAAGATAATCTCTATTGGCATATCATCCCTGTATCGGTCTAGGGTTGTTACGCCAAGAACCCAGTCTTCAGCGCATGCTTCAGCATAAGCCTCTCTGTCATCAGGTACATCAACCTCCTGAATGATAGCCTCATCCTGCATCATGACAACGGTGTAAATCCCCTTCTCCTTGTACACCGTTGCTTTTCTATTTCCGTTTTCAAATTCGTGCAAAAGCATGTTATCCCCCGATAACCCAATTTAGCATTACTTCAGCAGGGTCTACTTTCTGGTAGAGCCATACTAGACCCCCCGCAATAAAATGTAAGATTAATACACTAAGGTGGTCTAGTTTGGTCATAACCGTCTCCTATTTTCTAGTAGACCCAATTCCCATTTCCGCAATCTCATTGCCAAATTTCATGAGATATGCTTCATGGGTCATACGGCTAATCTCTTGCCGAATGTAACGATGGTTTGACAGGGACAACTTTTTCAGTTTGTTGTATGTCGGAATGTCAACAGCGACAGACTTGTATTTCTTCGTGTCAGGCATTAGAATTGTTCCCATAAGTAAACATAACTGGATATATATTAGCATGTATTATCAAAGGCGCAAGAACAAGTTTAACGCGAAGAAAACAGAGTTTATGGGGTTCGTGTTCGACTCAAAGTGGGAGGCAGAGAGGTATGGGCAATTGCACGCTATGGAACGTGCTGGTGCTATAAGAGACTTAAAGAGACAAGTTAAATACGTCATCACTATCAATGATCAAAAGATCTGTCAGTATGTAGCAGACTTTGTATATACAGACATGGGCATAGATGGCGAAACTCCGCTAGAAATCGTGGAAGACGCTAAGGGTGTAGAGACGCCAGAATTCAAGATTAAAAAGAAGTTAATGAAAGCCATTCACAACATAGATATAAAAATTTCTAAAAAAAGTCGTTGACTTATTAAATATCGCTCACTATTTTTATCTCATTCCTTTTGCTCAGGAGGTAAAAATGACAGAAGCGATTTACAACGACTTGTCGTTGCTATTCAACCGCCGACAGGATTTGAAGGCAACGATCAAGGATCTTCAGCAAGAACTGAAGGTCATTGACAACACAATCACTGACATGTTTAGCGATCAGGCTGACCATAAACTTGCTATGGACGGCAAGGACTTTGGCCAAGTCTCTATTCATGATGGGGATTACACAATCACCTACAACAAACGTAAGAAGGTCGAGTGGGATCAGGACGCCTTGAAGGGCTTGCTTGATCGCATGGATCCAGAGTCTGCTGCTTTCTATGCGAAGGCAACATTCACTGTGCCAGAGATCAAGTACCACAATGCCCCACCGAACGTGAAGGCGGCTCTTTCTGAGTGCCGTACAGTTATGTTGCAAGGTGTAACCGTTGATATTAAGGAGACTGAAGATGCAGATCATCAGCGCGGAACAAAGGCTGGCTGAGAAACGCGGTCATAAGATCGTGATTTGCGGCCAGAGCGGTGTGGGTAAAACCACGCTTGCTAAAACATTAAATCCACAAACGACATTGTTTATGGATTTGGAAGCAGGTGACTCTGCTATTGAAGGGCATCCGATTGACGTTATCCGTCCACGGACTTGGCAGGAATGCCGTGACTTTGCCTGTTTCTTAGGTGGTGGCAACCCATCACTCAGTGACGAGTCTGCTTATAGCATGGCTCACTACGACTCAGTATGTCAGGTGTTTGGCGACCCCACACAACTGACACAGAAGTACGACACAATCTTTGTGGATAGTATTACTGTTGCTGGTCGCTTGTGCTTCCAATACTGCCAGAACCAGCCAGAGAACAGATCTGACCGTACTGGCAAACTTGATACCCGATCAGCCTATGGCATGCAGGGTCGTGAGATGATGGCTTGGCTTACTCATCTCCAGCACATCCGTTCTAAGAACGTCATCTTTGTGGGGATCCTAGACTCCCGCGTTGATGACTACGGTAGAACAAATTACGAGTTGCAAATCGAAGGCTCGAAGACTGGCCGTGAATTGCCCGGGATCGTTGATGAGGTCATTACTATGGCTGTACTCACGAACCCAGAGACAAATCACCCATATCGTGCATTTGTTTGTAACAACATGAATGAGTGGGGCTACCCCGCTAAGGATCGAAGCGGAAGACTCGATCCGATTGAAGAGCCGCATCTTGGGAAGTTAATGGCCAAGATGAGTAGCGGTGAACGTAAGGCCGATAAGTTCGGCACAATTATGGCAGAAGGAGTTAATGACAGCCATGCTTAATCTAAACAATGTACCTGAGGCACCGTCCTCAAACCAAAACGACTATGCTCTTATCCCTGATGGGGAAGTGGCGCGGGGCTTCATCAAACTCAGCGGCGGTGATATTGAACTGCCAGAGTTTGGTGGCGGCATGTACTTCAAGGCATCTCAGACGACAGCCGCCAAGTGGTTGCCTGTAGAGATCACCATCATGGGCGGTCAATATGACAAGCGCAAGGTTTGGCACAACATCTTCGTTGATGGTAATAAACTAAATGATCATGGCATTCCGATTGCAAAAGCGATTGGCTTGCAAATGCTCAAGTCAATCATCGACAGTGCGAACAACTTGGATCCGAAAGATCAGTCTCCAGAGGCACAGCAACGCCGTAATCTGCAAGGTGTGCATCAACTTGATGGCATGAATGTATGCTTCAAGGTGGGGGTTGAAAAAGGTCAGAATGGTTACTCTGATCGCAATAAGATCAAATCAATCTTGACGCTCGGCCAGAATGGCTATATCCCTGTAGGTAATGCACCTGCTTCCGCAATTCCTGCGGCGGCTCCACAACCTACAGCACAGCCAATGGCTCAACCAGCGGCACAACCAGCCGCACCAACTGCCCCAGACAATGTTGTTCCGTCATGGGCGCAGTAGGATGGTTCAAAGGATTAGTTGAGGCGCTCTCCTTTCGCGCCCCAACTGCTGGCACGGGGGAGGCCAGTGCCTACCAACTCCCCCACGACTTTCGTGTGCTAAATGTAGAGGAGTTAAGTAGCATGAGTGCATCTCAATTGAAAAAATACGCTGATCAACTGCGAATGGTTGCAGATGGTTTGACCAACTTGGCTAATGGCGAAAAGCCAGCATACCCGAACTTTTGTTCAGATCTTCACAATTACTTGAAGACTGAAAAGAAGGTATACCTTACCGACATGACAAAGGCTCTCGGCAAGACGGAGAATACCATCCGTACCGAAGTCAGCATGTTACGCAAGAGCGGGTTGCCAATCAAAAAGACTTACGTTCGCTCGAAAGGTAAGTACCAATACTACTTGGATCAAGCCGCATGATTTTGCGTCCATATCAGGAGGTGGCAGTTTCTGCCGCCTCCGAAGCCCTAGACAAATATAAGAACACACTCGTTGTTGCACCGACAGGCGCTGGCAAGACTATCATGCTGTCTGCCTTGGCTGGCAAGCGACACAAAAAAGACAAAAAGATTCTCGTGCTTCAGCACAGAGATGAATTAGTTAATCAAAACCAAGATAAATTTAATTCCGTTAATGAAGGCATCACAACCAGCACAGTCAATGCAGAGTTAAAAGACTGGAATGCTGATGCGGTGTTCGCAATGGTTCAGACTTTATCGCGTCTGAACAACCTATCAAATATGCCAAAAGTGGACATGGTTGTTGTTGATGAAGCGCACCATGTGACGGCCGAAACATACCAGCGCATTATTGATCACGCCAAAAAGCACAACAAAGATGTGGAGGTTGTAGGGTTTACAGCAACACCAAACCGTGGTGACAAGAAGGGGTTGCGTGAGGTTTTCACGAACTGCAGTCACCAGATTGAAATCTCTACCCTGATCAATGAGGGTTATCTTGTAAGACCACGAACATTTGTTATTGATGTCGGCGTACAAGATGATCTCAGAAATGTTCGTAAAACGATCAGTGACTTTGATATGTCCGAAGTCGAGGCGATCATGAACCGCAGGGCTATCAACAAGCGTGTTGTTGAAGAGTGGTGCGAGAGGGCGTACGACAGAAAGACGGTGGTGTTTTGTAGCACGATCAAGCATGCAAAAGACTTGTGTGAAGAGTTTGTCATGGTTGGCGTGGAGGCAAGATACGTTACTGGCGATACGCCTCGTGATGAGCGTGAAGAAATGCTGCATAGCCTAGCACATGGTGATGTGCAGGTTGTGGTGAATGTGGCCGTGTTGACAGAAGGGTTCGATGCACCTCCAGTGTCGTGTGTGGTGTTGACACGGCCATGTTCATTCAAGTCTACAATGGTGCAGATGATTGGACGTGGGTTGCGAACGGTGAACCCAGAAGAGTTTCCAAACCTCATTAAGACTGATTGTGTTGTGATGGATTTCGGAACGTCAGTCCTAACTCATGGCTCACTAGATGACCCTGTGGATTTGGATGGCAAAGATGGCAAACCTGGCGAGGCGCCAACAAAAGTTTGCCCAAACTGCAAGTCTACAGTTCCGTTGTCAGTAAAAGAATGTCCTATCTGCGCTTACGACTTTAGCGAAAGCGGTGATGGAATTGATGCAGAAGAGTTGGACAACTTCCAGATGACCGAAGTTGATCTGATGGAACGCTCCCCGTTCCGTTGGATTGATTTGTTCGGGAATGGGCGCTGTATGGCCGCCACAGGCTTCAATGGCTTTGGTATGGTGGCAGACATCGGCGAACACTCAGTGGCCGTTGTACGGCACGGTAAAGGCCGTGTGAGGGTTGTTAGCATCGGCACCAAGAAGCAAGCGGTTTCAGCAGCAGATGATTTCATGCGAAAGATCGAAACATCTGATGGTGCAAAGAAAAGTAAACGTTGGCTAGACCAGCGTATCACAGACAAACAACGTGAATTGTTGTTGCGTAATGGTGTCCATGTGTCAGGCATGGACTTTAGTTGGACAAAATACAAAGCGGCCTGCATGATTAGTTACGTCTTTAACAAACAGATTATCGACAACAACATTAATGCGATCATGCAAGGAGAACAAAATGCGCGGTGAGTTGAGTATTTTACTTGAGACATGGAACGATAAGGAACACAAAGTTGACATGTTTATGCACGTTGCGAGAAGCGCAGATGATGATGACATCGCAGAGATGATTATGGATCAGGTCGCAAAGCAGATTGACGAAACACCAGACGTTGTGTGTGGTCACGCTACGCTTGTTATTCCAGAGATGGATGTACAGTATGAGTTCTCGTATATGATGGGAGGGAATGGAGATTGGGAAAGCCAGACGATGCACTAAAGGTAGTCGCAAAACTCTACCAAAAAATTGGTTGGCACAAACGCCTATGTGATCTAACCGAACAAGAAGTATTAGCAATTATTGTTGTCACTCAGAGCCTAAAGGACATTAACGATGAGTACCTTGATGAATACCTTGCAGAAGTATACAGAGAGTTTCGGCCAGAACGAGATGAGGACGGGGGGATCCCTTTCTAAATATTGTGACGACATCGTTGCCGCTCTTGATCAAGGTATTCTGGAGAAGGAAGAAGGACGAGAGGGACGTAAGTATCTAGGCGCATCATCGCTCGGTGATCCGTGCGCCAGAAAAATTCAGTACAGATACATGGGTTACAAGCCTGATGCAGACAAGGGATTCCCAGCAAAAACTTTACGAACATTTTCACTCGGTCACGCAATTGAAGATTTGATGGTGATGTTCTTCAAGGATGCAGGGTTTGATTTGCGTGTATCGAAGTCAATGAAAGACGAACAATTTGGTTTCTCCATCGCAGACGGCGAGATTCGTGGTCACATTGACGGCGTTATCTGCGGTGGTCCTGTTGATATTGAATACCCAATGCTGTGGGAATGTAAGTCAGCAAACGACAAGAAGTTTAAGGAATTCGTTAATAAAGGGGTGGCTGTTGCCAATCCTGTTTATGCAGCACAGGTGGCTTTGTACCAAACATACATGGACTTATACAAGAACCCATGTGTGTTCACGGTGCTGAACAAGAATACAAGTGAAGTCTATATTGAGTTGGTTCCATACAACAAAGAACTGGCTCAGAAAGTCAGCGATAAAGCAGTACAAATTTTAGAAGCATCGAAAAGTAATGACATTTTGCCGCGTATAGCACAGAATGATGATTTCTATCTTTGCAAGTTTTGTGATTATCGCAATACATGTTGGGCAAAATAATTAAGCCGCCCTTGGACAGACGGCTTAATTAGAAGATGAAGGAGTTAGGGGTACAATATAATGAGTGTGGTTAGGTTTGGCAACACTAGATCTAGTGTTTCCGCAAATGAATTAGTCGAACAAATTTCAAGGAATGTTCCGCGAACAGAGCAGTTGCGTATCCTGCGCGACACATATCCTGCTGGTCGTGAGCATGGCAAAGTGTTTTATATCGGGTCGCTCTTAGGTGACCCAGGCCAGTCGATGAAGATTAACATCGACACAGCATCGCCATACTTTATGCAGGGTCAAGATTTCAATGGCAATGTCGGGGTTGGAGGTATCGTAAAGATCTTGATGGAAGGCAAAGGCATGCGCCTCCCAGAGATCAAGCAAATGTTTGAACGCTACCTAGACTCTGACAATGATAGGCCACAAATTGTTCGGGATAACGGGCCGATTGAAAACCCAATCAAGCCCCAGTACAACGCTCAATCTCCATATGATATTGAGTACAACTACACTAATTCTGATGGTGAAGTTCTGGTTTCAGTGCGGCGTTATAACGTCAAGGACATTTCGGGCAATCCAATCCTAGACACAAGCGGAAAGCCGAAGAAAGAGTTCCGTCCGTTCCTGCCTGGCATTCCGTACTCGAAGTTTCCAGATATTCGCCCGCTCTACAATATCCCGAACATTTTGGCATCGGAACGGGTCATCTGGGTTGAGGGCGAGAAGTGCGCTGATGCTTTGAACGAAGTGGGCTACACAGCAACGTGTACATTGGCTGGTGCAAGCCTGACCAAGAAGACGGCTGCACAGTATGATTTCTCGCCATTGCAGGGCAAAGAGTTAATCATCTGGCCAGATAACGACACGCAAGGTCGCAAACTAGCCGATCTGGTTCAGGATCTCGCGCTCAATGCTGGCGCTAAGTCGGTGACCATGTTGACACCACCGCAGGGCAAGCCTGAGAAGTGGGACTCTTTTGATGCTATTCAGGAGGGTTTCAATATTGAGAATTTCCTGAATACGAAAAAGCAAACAAGACGTAAGTTAAACCTGCTTGATGATAGCATGCTGGTCAGCAGGTTTACGGGAAGTGCGCCGACACAGAAGTTCTTGGTCGATGACACTTTTCCGCTCGGTGTTCCGATTTTGTTTTCTGCCGCAGGTGATGCTGGCAAGGGCATGATGACGCTCGATCTCGGGATGAAGATCGCATCAGCAAAGCCAATGACAAACGCTTTCGGCGGGCTTGTGAAAGAGTTCGGTAATGTCGTTATCTTCACAGCAGAGGATGATGAGGCAGAGATGCACAGACGTATCGAAAGGCTTGATCCGTTTGATGAGCGGTTTCGGTACCCACATGAATTGAAAATTGTTCCCCTTCCGAATGTCGGGGGCGTGTTTGCAATCATGAACGAAGCAAATGGCGAGTTCAGCACAACGGAGGAGTTCGAGAGGATTTACGAACAAATCTTGCAGATTGATAATTTGAAGATGATTGTGTTCGATCCTCTGGCTTCTTTTGTACACGCAGACGTAAATGCTGATCCAGCAGCGGGTGCCGCTCTGATGGGTTTGCTTGCTAAGATTGCTACAGAGACAGGCGCATCGGTGCTGATGTGTCACCATATGACCAAGATCAAGGATGATGCAGTGGTCAAAACACCAGAGCAGGCTCGTAACCTTATTCGGGGTACGAGTGCATTGGTTGATGGTGTTCGTTCTGCCTTTGCATTGTGGCAAGTGGATACGGCTCGGGGTCAGAAAACATGCGAACAATTAGGCATCCCGTATCAACGTAACAGATGTTTTGATGGCGCGGTCGTGAAGTCAAATGGTCCAGCAGACAGAAATGTTCGGCATTTTGTTCGTGACACAATGTCTGGTCTGCTGATCGACAAGACTGAAGAGATCCAAGCGCAAGAGCGAGGCTCGGCGAAAGAGATCAAACTGGATGCGCTTTTGAATTGGATCTTGTCTTGTGAGAGGAATGGTGTGGCTCTTACGCATACAAGCGGGAATAACGCAGTGCATAAGCGTGTTAACGATGATGCAGATGCACCAGAGGTATTGCAGGGATTAGCAAAGATCACATTGGAAAATTATGTTCGTGAATTGCACAGGATGGGTAAGATTGGGAAGTTCCAACTTACAGCAACTGGCGGCAAGATCTGGCTCGGCGCCCCAAGCGGTGACATGAGTGCGGGCATGTACGAACCAAGAACAGCGAGGGACAACTTATAATGCCAAGGCAATACAGAAAAAAACTTCGGAAATCTTTTTACGAGACAACCAATGGACATTCATGTGTGAGGTTTCTTTTTAAGGAGATGGAAAAGAAACAAATACACGAATTAGATTTCGCGAGACGTGTCGGTATTGAAAGAAATACTATTCGGAATTGGAGAATTCAGACAATGCCAAGAGTGGACACGCTGGACGCGGCATTGAATGCTTTGGGTTATCGGTTGGCAGTAGTTCCTATTGAGGGCGGAAAATGAGTCAGAAAGATTTGTTCGGGTCTTACGAATCAGTGAACCCGTTTGAAAAGAAGCGAATCAAAGAAAAAATTCAGGCAGCGCAGGTCAACTTCGCTGCTCACCCCCCGAAGAATTGTTCGGTTTGTGGTGATCGCCAAGCAAACTGGAGTTCTGATTTCGGCAAAACTTGGCAGTGTCAAAGTCATAGGAAGTGGTAATGGTTCATAAATTGTACAATAACTCCGCTATTGGATCGTTTATAAACCATTGCTTCCAATATTCGCCATCACAGATGGCTAAATTTAACCAAGGAGAAAGATAGATGAAGCAGATCATGTGTGACCCGCCTAGCGGCTGGAAGTATGGTTTTCCTAAACCGTTGCCAGAGCATCTTGCAGGTAACTTATCTAAGCAACCAACAGATGATTCCAATGAATATGGTGAGACTGTAATGGAATGGATTGTAAAGGAAGGCTACCCGCAGGAAGAGATTGACAAATGCGGAGAGCATTTCTGGTTACGTTATTGGGAAGCGGAGTAACTTTCATAATTTATGAAAGACACTTTTAGATATGCAGTACAGCGCATAAATATAACATATGTGTTAGTACGCATAAAACCCGATAGGGATGAATGGTATCAATAGTGATACTATTTCGTACTAATAGTACCGATTGGGTTGTTATTGTGAACCAGAGGCGCATTCACCGCCGAGCGCAGCATAACCAGCAATATCAATCCAACTGTCCTCGTGTTCCGAAGAATTAGCGAGTCGCGCTAACTTCACGCCGATCATGCACAACGCAACTTGTTCGGGTGTGACTTCATGGCCAAGCACAACTTCCCAGGTCTTCGCAATACGAACAAAATTATCTTTGGCATCCCCATAGTCTTTTGCGCGATCCCCATCAATTAAATCAGCCGCAATATTCAATAATTCCCTACGTTTCATCACTACTCCGAATTTTTTTATATATTTTTGTTGACAACCAAACTATCGAGAACTAACTTTACATCAAGAGGCAATAAAACGAAAGGAGTTTTGCCATGGATATGAAGGGTTATTATGAAGATATGATCGGATTAGAGATCGTTGGTTTTCGCTTTGAACGCGATGAACACGGCGATGATCAAGGCTGGCCTGTCTTTGAAGTGAAGGACAAGCAGGGTCATGAATTCGATCTGATTGTTTCCCGTGACGCCGAAGGAAACGGCGGCGGCTTTGTATTTGTAGAGGGGGTATAGGCCAATGGCTGACAATGATAACGCTGTTGCCGCAGAATGGCATGAAAAAAGACGGCAGTACAAAGAGACTTGCCTGAAAAATATGAGCGGCCTGAACGCCGATCAACTCAAAACCATTGAAGATGCAGTGCGCGTGTTAAACGGCGTGTTGCAGTCTATTCACGATTGCCAAGATTTGTGGATGTCTGAAATCCGCGAAATGGACAACGTGTACTGGAGATTGCAGAACAATTTCCCTAAAGCCGAAGAATTGGATGAGGAGTAAAACGATGAAGGCTATTCTTATTGATCCGAAAGAGCGGAGCATCACTGAAGTAGAATATCATGATGGAAATCTTGAGGAGATCGTTGATCTGCTCGACTGTCGCCTGATTGATTTTGTTCAAACATACATTAACGGCGATGGCCTTTATATTGATGACGAGGGCATGCTGATTGAAGATCAGTATTTCTTCAAGCACATCAATTCCGATTACCCCCTCGCAGGTAAGGCTCTTGTGATTGGG